ACCGCTTGAGGCAGTCGAAGCATGGAATAAGAGGGCGCACGATGACTAAGGAAGAATACGACCGCTTCATGGCATCTCTTGAGCGCCGGGAACGTGAGGATGCAGACTTGCGGCGGAAACTGAATTACGAAAGATACCTGATAAAGGAGGCAGACGATGAAGATAAAAGTGAAGCTTGATATCGTGTATCTCATCTGGGACAACTGGCGAATGAAGCGCATTGTTGACGACCTTGCCGCAGCTTTGGAAGATGAAGGGGATGATTCCGATGAACATTAAGTCTTTCCTGTACCGTGTCCGCTGTGAGATGCGAGAGATACAGATCAAGCAGATGCAGATCGCATCCATCCGCTCCACGCTCCTGCCGTCCGGGATCCGGTACGACGGCGACAGGGTGCAGACGTCGCCCAGCGATCCGATGAGCAGGGTTGCTGCCCGCATTGACGAAATGACCCGGGACATTGCAGAGGACTGCCGGCAGATGCAGAAAGACTTCAACGAAGCTCGGCAGATGATAGGCCGGCTCGAGGATCCACGGGAGCGGCAGGTGCTGACACTGTACTTTCTAACACCGACAGTAAACAGGATGGAGGACGTGGCAGAGATCATGAGTTATTCCGTCAGGCAGGTGTTCACCATTTACGAGGAGGCGCTGAAACACTGCAGTGAATTGCAGTCTGATCCGTGATATTATGGTAGTGTGCCAAAGACGGAAAAGAAGTCACCTCAGGTTTAGGATTCCTCCATTTATGATTGTCACTGTTCTTCACCTTTTGGCACTGCACTCATTTCTTTTTTGGTGGGGCATCAGCTTTGGCTGGTGTCCCTTTTGATTTGCAGGTGATTGATATGTCAAAGGATTACGCCGCAGGCTTCTATGCGTCCACAGCATGGCACAGATGCAGGGCGGCATACATCGCACATCGTCACGCTGTCGATGGCGGGATGTGTGAGCGATGCCACGAACAGCTGGGGCTTATCGTTCATCACAAGATTCACATCAGCCCGGCGAACATTAACAACCCTGCGGTCACTCTGTCGTTCGGCAATCTTGAGTATCTCTGTCACGATTGCCACGACAAAGAGCATGGAATGAGAGGGGATGCACGTTTCACGGTAACATTTGATGCCTGTGGCAATCCTGTCAGCAGGGGGTAGCCCCCCTTGTTATTGAGAAACATTCTCAAGTAGCCTCACCGGTGCTGAGACCTTCCTGCAACCGGATGGCGGGGTTCCCGGCAGATTTGAGAGGAGATGCAGGGGAAGTGCGTAGAAAAAAGGACGTAACCCGGAAAGAAGCACAGGCTTTGGCATACGATACGCTGACAAAGGTTATCTCAGACCCGAACACCAGTGCCGCTGTCAAGGTGCAGGCGGCAACGCAGCTTGTCCGGCTTGCTGACACAATCAAGAATGCCGAGTATAACATAGATGAGCTGGACGCATTTAATGAAGAATGAGCTTCCTGACAGAGTACGGCACACAGGTGCTTGACTGGAAGATCCCGTCATGCGGGAAGATCAAGCGGGAATATGAAAAGCTCCTGAATGACGTGGAGCATTCGGGCAGATGGCACTTCGATGAACAGCGGGCACTGCGTCCAGTCCGGTTCATTGAAAAGTTCTGCAAACAGTCCCAAGGTACCATCGGAGAACCAATCAGGTTGATGCCGTTCCAGAAGGCCATGCTCGAAGCCGCCTATGGCTTCGTGGATGATGAGGAAAACAGACGATTTCAGGAAATCCTGATGGTGGTAGGCAGAAAGAACGGCAAAACCACCCTGTTGTCCTGCATCAATCTTTTCATGCTTATGGCTGACGGAGAGGGTGCGCCGGAATGCTATACGATTGCTACAGCTAAAGATCAGGCGAAGAAGGGCTTTAACGAATGTCTCAATATGGCAAGGCAAAGCCGGGTGCTGTCTAAGCATCTCAAGAAAAGGCAAAGCGACATTTATTGCCCGCAGAACTTTGGTTTTATAAAAGCGCTGGCAAGCAACACAGACAGCCTCGACGGCCTCAACGGTCACTGCATTGTAATTGACGAGCTCCATGCAATTAAGAACCGGGACATCTACGATCTCATGAAGCAGAGTATGTCAGCCAGAAGACAGCCGATGCTGTGGTGCATCACAACAAACGGCTTTGTCCGAGATTCCATCTTTGACAGCCAGTATCAGTACGCAAGCGGCGTGATTGACGGCAGTGTAGTTGACGACCGCTTCCTGCCTATTATTTACGAATTGGACAGCAGAGCGGAATGGACAAAGCCGGAGATGTGGATCAAAGCGAATCCTGGGCTTGGCGTCATTAAAGACCGGGACAAACTGGAAGGCAATGTCAACAAAGCAATGTCTGACGACACGTTCCTGCCAACCGTGCTGGTCAAAGATTTTAATCTGAAAGAGAACGCTTCCTCTGCATGGCTCAGCTGGGATGAGCTGGAGAACAAGGAACGTATTCCGGATGATGCCGTGTTTAAGTATGGAATTGGTGGAATGGATGCCGCAGACTCTGTGGACCTGAATGCGGCACGCATGATATGCAAGCGCCCTGACGATCCACGGCTTTATACATACAGTATGTACTGGATTCCGGAACGCAAGCTTGAGATGGCAAAAGACAGACGGATGCCGGATGATGTGCCTTATGACATCTGGGCGGCGAGGGGTCTGCTTCGGATTGTTCCGGGCAACCGGATCGACAAGCAGGTCTTTCTGGACTGGTTTGTGGAGATGCGGGACAAGAAAGATATTTATCCTCTGTATATCGGATATGACCCTTGGCATATCGACGAAAGCCTTCTGAATAAGTTTCAGTCTGAATTCGGCAGAGGTGTTATGATTCCGGTCCGGCAGGGCGTCGCCACACTCAGCCAGCCGATGAAAGATATGAAAGCAGAGTTTCAGGCACATAACATCGTTTACGATGATAATCCTATAGATAAATGGTGTCTGGCTAATACTTATGTAAAGACCGACATCAACGGAAACATCCAGCCGCACAAAGGCAACAGTGCTATTAAACGAATTGATGGGACTGCCGCCCTTCTTGATGCTTATGTCATTTTCCGGGATAAACAGGAAGAATATGAATCGCTGATATAAGGAGGTGGGAACATGAGCATATTTACAAGGTTTGTAAACGCATTCCGCAGGCGGTCAGTCGCAGGCGTGGAACTGATGCAACAGGCCGGCAATAATTATTACAGCTGGCGTGGGAAAGTGTATGAATCGGACATCGTGCGTTCCTGTATGCGTCCAAAGGTTAAGGCGGTTGGCAAGCTGGTTGCTAAGCACCTTCGTGAAAGCATCGACAAAGAAGGCAACGCAAGCCTGCAGATCAATCCATCTCTTTCCATGCGGATGCTTTTGTTGGAGCCAAACCCGCTGATGACCGGGCAGGAGCTGCAGGAAAAACTGGCGGCTCAACTGATCCTCAACAGCAACGCTTTTGCCCTTATCCTGCGGGATGACATGGGAACACCTACAAGTATTTATCCGATTGCACCTGTCGCTGTGGAGGCTCAGTACTCGGAAAAGGGTGACCTTTTACTGAAGTTCACACTTGCCAACAGCAAGATATATACGTTTCCGTATTCCGATGTGATCCACATCCGGCAGGACTTCAACGAGAACGACATTTTCGGCACTCCGATTGCGTCAGCCTTAACACCTCTGCTGGAAGTGGTCACCACCACAGATCAGGGCGTGGTCAACGCGATCAAGAACAGCTCGGTCATCCGCTGGCTGTTGAAATTCAGCAATGCGATGCGCCCGGGAGATCTCAAGCGTGAGGCGCAGAGCTTTGCTGAAAATTTCCTTGCGTCTGATACTGGCACTGGTGTTGCGGCTGTTGATGCAAAAGCTGACGCCCAGCAGATCAATCCTAGAGACTTTGTGCCAAATGCCGCCCAGATGGACAGGACGACAGCAAGAATCTATGCGCTGTTTAACACCAACAGCAATATCGTTACAGGAACGTATACTGAAAATCAGTATAATTCATATTTTGATTCTGAGATTGAACCTGTCGAGATTGCGCTGGCAAATGAGTTTACCCGCAAGCTGTTTACCAGACGGGAACGTGCTTTTGGCAACCGTATTATCTTTGAGGCGGGCGCATGGGATACGGCGTCCCTGTCCACCAAGCTGTCTCTTTCCAACATGGTTGACAGAGGTGCAATGAATGTAAACGAATGGCGTGCGACATTTAACCTTGCGCCGATTCCGGGCGGCGATGTGTTCCTGCGGCGGCTCGACACTGGCGCTGTATCTGCAGACGGCACCGAGGCAGGGAATGATGGTGAAGGAGGTGATAACGAATGAAGATTGATGTTAAAGGCGTGATTATTCCAAATGATCAGAAATGGATTTACGACTTCTTTGAAATCGAATCTACATCTCCGGCAGACGTGGAAAAAGGTCTTGCTGATGCAAACGGCGGTGATGTTGATATTAATATCAATTCTGGCGGCGGTGATGTGTTCTCCGGATCCGCAATTTATTCTGCCATCCGTGCATATAAGGGTAAGGTAAATATCCACGTCACAGGCATTGCGGCATCTGCCGCTTCTGTTGTTGCCATGGCGGCGCATTCCGACGCTTCACCGACGGCACAGATCATGATCCACAAAGTCAGAACTACACAGAGTGGCAATTACGGCGATATGGAAAAAGCTGCAGAAATCCTCAAACAGGCTGACCGCTCTATTGCGGCGGCTTACGTTGAGAAAACCGGAATGGAAGAAGCCGATGCGCTCCAGCTGATGGAAGAGGAAACATGGCTGACGGCTGAAGATGCTGTCGCTTATGGTCTCATTGATGAGATCGCCGAAAGTCAGAACAAGACGGAAGCTGTGGTCCTTGCGGCAGATCTCGGCGGCCTTCTTCCCGCAAAGGTCATCAACCGAATGACCGAAAAACGAAACTCATTGATACAGTATTTTGGAGGGGAAAGTAAATGAACCTTGAAGAATTTAATGCAAAGGTCGACGCCCTGAAGGCTGAAGGCAGACAGCTTGCTCTTGATGGCGATCTGGAAGCCGCAGAGGCTAAGAAGGCAGAGATCGAAGAACTTACCAATGCTTTTGAAGCAGAAAAAGCCCAGAAGGCAGAAGAGAATGCTATTGAAAAAACTGACGCTGTACCCGAGCAGGTGCAGACACTTCCCAAAATGGGAGAGGAGAATGAAAAAATGGAAAAGATTTTTGACGCATCTTCCGCAGAGTACAAGAATGCATTTCTGAAGCACATCTCCGGCAGAGATGACCAGATGACCGAGCTGGAGAATGCCGCATTCGTTCACACTACCCAGAACACACCCAATGTCCTGCCTACTACCATGGTTAATGAAATCTGGGATCTCGTTTCTCAGAATCATGTCATCGCCGCTGATGTAACGACTTACAGAACCGGCACAATCCTTGAGGTAGTAAAGCACACAGAGATCAAGGCCGGCGCCGCCAAGAAGGTAGCAGAAGGCGTGGCTAATGACGACGAGCAGAACACCTATGTAAAGGTCACACTCGCTGGCAAGGATTACGCCAAGTCTGTTGAGCTGTCCTATGCAGAGGCTGAAATGGCTCTGGACGCTCTGGAAAGCTACATCACCACTGAGATCGCAAACAGCATCGGCGAGGCTATTGCAAATGATATCGTAACCACAATCACCGACGGCATCGCAACTGCCAACATGATCGCAACTGCCGCAGGTGCCGCTGTTTCCTTCAAGAACATCGCCGCAGCTTTTGGATCTCTCAAGCGTGCTGTAGCTCCGGTTGTATACTGCACCAGAGCGACTCTTTACAATCATATTGTAACTCTGCAGGATTCCGCAAATCAGAATATCTTCCAGCCGTCTGCAGTTCCCGGCGTTGCCGGCACTCTGCTTGGTGCTGAGATCAAGATTGAGGACTCTGTCGCAGACGGCACTATCCTCATCGGTGATCCTAAGAAGGTCGTAAACAATGTGGTAACCGATGTCATGGTTGAGACAGACAAGGACATCAAGGCTCACAGGTACATCTATTCCGGATACGCAAGATGTGAAGCCGCCCTCATTGATGACAAGGCTTTCGCAACTGTAACCGCCACTCCCAAGGCTTGAGGATAAAATCCTATGGCTGAGATTAACGATTCCTTCATTGACTCAGCCAGAACATGGCTGAGGATAAGCACAAAATCAAGGGATGATGAGATCAGGCAGACGATTCTTGCCTGCCTGATCGACCTTGGCAACGGCGGCGTGGAAGATCCGGGTCTGGACAGCCCGCTGGTTCAGCAGGCAGTCAAGCTGTATCTGAAAGCCCAGTTCGGATATGATTCCGATGCGGAAAAGTTTTCCAGATCATACGAGTTCTTGAAGGCGTCCATGGCTCTGTCCGGCACAGTGTAAGGCGGTGATGTGATGGAAAGGCTGAAAGATCTGACATTGATAAGCATCACCTATAAGACGGATGGTATTGGGCAGAGGATCCCGGTTGAGGCCAAGCGAACAGTTGTTTGCAACGATGTCGGTATAAGCCAGTCCGAGTGGTTCAACGCCAGTCAGCAGGGCATTCAGGCAGAGCGTCAGGTGTTCCTGCACGACGAGGCGGACTATGAAGGCGAAGAGCGGGTCGAGATAGACGGCATCCGCATGAGTGTTTACCGCACCTATCCAACCAGGGACGGCGGCATAGAACTTTATCTGAGGAGGGATACGGGGTCATGACATTTGATGAAGTAACCAGCATCCTTGATGATTTCGGCCTGCCTTACGCCTTTGATCATTTCCCCGGTCCGGTTGAACATGACAACTTTGTAGCTTATGTAGAAGGCGAAAAGAACATCTTTCTGGCAGATGATACGGTCTATGTGTCGGAGCCGCACTTCCAGATTGAGCTTTACACAGCGAAAAAGGACATAGCCCTTGAACAGAAGCTGATTGACATTTTTTCCGCCCATGAAAAACCGTGGAGCGGCGGCGTCAGCCAGTATCTGGATGATGAAAAGGTCTATATGACGGTGTTCTATGTCTGAGGGCGATTATGTAACCGGTTCGATCCGTATTGACCCATCCGAGATTTCCGACACATTACAGCATCTTCTGCAGGAATACAATGTGGAGATATGGCACGCTGCCGCCGAAGCCGCAGACGCTACGGCACACAAGACGGCGCAGGAGCTGCGGCGGACATCGCCTGTCCGCCATGACGGGTCAAACCGCAAGTGGCCGCCGGGATCATACCGCAAAGACTGGGCATCAAAGGCACTGACGACCAGAGCGGCAAAAGGTCATACTTACGTCTATACCGTATACAACAAAAAACATTATCAGCTCACCCACCTTCTGGAGCATGGGCACATCCTGAAATCGAACGGCAAGCGTGTAGGAAACGCAAGGGCTGTAACCCACATCAAGCCTGCCGAAGAAAAAGCACAAGACCTGTTCATGGAAGAATTTCTGAATCGGGTGGAGTAAAGGAGGATATACAAAATGGCAACTACCGCTGTGAATAAAGTCACCTATGGACTTTCTAATGTCCATGTTTGGCCTATTACATCCACAGACACAACCGGAAAGCCTACTTATGGAACTATGATTCCGATTTCCGGAGCTGTGGAAATTTCCCTGAGCCCTGAAGGCTCATCTGATCCTTTTTATGCAGATGACGGCATCTATTTCCAGAGTTCCACAAACGCTGGATATTCTGGAGACCTGACAATCGCCGACATCCCAACGGACTTCCTTGTAAATGTCATGAAGGAAGAAAAGGACGCAAACGGCGTCTTGTTCGAGAATTCTGATGTTGTACCGAACGAGTTCGCGATTGGCTTCGAATTCAAGGGTGACGTTAACAAGCGCAGGCATATCTTCTACAGATGTGTTGCTAAACGTCCTGAGATTTCCTCTAAGACAAAAGAGGATAAGATAGATCCGAACACTCCGAAGCTGTCCATCACCTGCCTGCCCAGAATCGACACAAAGGTTGTCAAGGCAAGCTGCGAGGAAAATGACAAGGGATATGCTTCATTCTTCTCTACCGCACCGTATGAGAAGGAAACATCTACGACCTAAACAGTGAGCGGCGGGGCATGATCTGCCCTGCCGTTATTTTTTCAGGGGGAATCTAGAGAATATGATAAAAACGCTTACTTTTGGTGATAAAGATATACAGATTTCCACGTCGCTGATGTGGTCTGTCTATTACAAGGCTCAGTTCGGAGAGGATCCAGCAAAATCCATCGTCCCCACCGTGGCAAAGATCACAGCCTATAATCTCACAGAGTCGGACATGGTCGCCGCCTTCATGGAAGAGATCGGCATCACAGGAACTCTGCAGATCACATGGGCAATGGCAAAAGCTGCGGACAGGCAGATCCTGCCCTTTGACGCTTGGGTGGAGAAATACGGTGATGATATCGAGATCACAGACTTAATGCTTGACGTCATTCCTGACGTGATCACGGCGTGCTTCTTGTCAAAAAAATACACGGCTCCGGAGGACGTCGGGACGGAGCCGGAGACAAAGACGAACTAAATCTGGAATCTGTCCTGATGATGGGGATCCGCAATGGATTAACCCTGCAGGACGCAGAGATCCTGACATGGGGAATGTGGATGGATTACGTTATCGAATGTGTCAACGCTGAGATTGACGCCAACAGCGATACACGAAAAGCCACGCAGGACGATTTCGACAATTTCTGATAAAGGACGGTGAAAAAATGCCCGGAACAATAAAGGGAATCACGATCGAGATTGATGGTGATACTACAAAACTATCATCAGCGCTCGCATCAGTGAATAAGGACTCACGAGCCCTACAGTATCAGCTGAAGGACGTAAACAAGGCTCTTAAATTTAACCCGTCCAGCACCAGTCTTTTAGCTGATAAGCAGAGATTGCTGAAAGAGCGGATACAGGCGACGAATGAAAGGCTTGCCCTCCTGAAGCAGGCTCAGCGGAACATGGACGCCAGCGGCGTTGACAAAAACTCTGACCAGTACAAAGAACTGCAAAGACAGATTGATGTCACAGAGGCAGAACTGAAAGGTCTCAATAAAGAGATGGATAAATTCGGCTCTGTTGGTGCTCAGAAAATTGCCGCTGTTGGGTCTAAAATGAAAGCGGTTGGGGAGGCAATGTCTAATGTCGGTCAGAAGCTGACAACCACCGTGTCCCTTCCGCTTGCGGCGGCAGGAGCGGTCGGTATTAAAAAGTTTGCAGAAGTCGATAAAACTATGCAGTTGGTCAATGCAACCATGGGCAACACGGAAGAGCAGGCAAACCTTATCAGCAAGGCTATGAAGGATGCGGCGGCAAACTCCACATTCGGCATGGAAGATGCGGCGACCGCTTCACTGAACTTTGCCCGTGCGGGCCTTTCCGCAGAACAGGCCTCCAGCGCACTTGCTCCTGCAATGAACCTTGCCGCAGGCGAAGGCGGCGACCTTGAGACAGTGTCTGCCGGTCTTGTTGGTACTATTAACGGCTTCCATGGGTCTTTTGATGATGCCGCAATATATGCCGATGTCTTTGCTAATGCTTGCAACAATTCCGCACTGGATGTGAACAGTCTGTCTGATGCCATGGGCATTGCGTCTCCCATCTTTAGCACGTTGGGCTACAACGTAAAAGATGCCGCCCTGTATATGGGCGTCATGGCAAACGCTAACATCGATGCGGACACTTCCGCAAACTCCCTGAAAACAGGCTTTGCAAGATTGGTTTCTCCGTCAAAAGAAGCGGCAGAGACCATGAAACAGCTTGGCATTGAAGTCACCAATTCAGACGGATCAATGAAAAGCTCCATAGAGATTCAGCAACAGCTCCACGGCGCATTCAGCAAGCTGTCTGAATCAGAGCAGGCCGCCGCAGCTTCTGCTATCTTCGGCAAAAACCAGATGTCGCCGTGGCTTGCTCTTATCAACACAGCGCCGTCTTCTGTGACGGAGCTGAACGATGCCCTCAATACTACGGGCACCACAACCGACATGGCAAACAGCATGATGTCCGGTTTCGGCGGCTCTCTGGAAAAGCTGAAATCGAGCATTAATGTTGCGGCTACCACGCTGGGCGAACGGCTCGCTCCTTATATTGACAAGGTGACACAGATTATCCAGAAGCTGACAGACAAGTTCAACGGCCTTTCGCCGGCTCAGCAGGACATGATCGTCAAGGTCGGCCTTGTGGTTGCGGCTATCGGGCCTCTGCTTCTGATAGGCGGAAAACTTCTGACCGGCATTGGTCAGCTGATGATCTTTGCACCGCTGATAGGTGCGGCGATGACTAGTGTGGTTCTGCCGTTCACAGTTGTAGCCGGAGCGATTGCCGGGGCTGTTGCGGTTGGCGTACTGCTCTATAAGAACTGGGATAACATCAAGGCATCTGCCGCAGCTCTGGCGCAGTCCGTTTCTGAAAAATGGAATTCCATTAAAGAAAAGACAGTCGGTGTCTGGAACTCAATCAAAGAGACAATTCAACTGAGGGTCAATAATGCCAAGCAGGCTGCACAGACAGCGTCAAATGCGATAAAGAATTTTTTCAGCTTCAACGGCCTTGCTGGCAAGGTGCAGGGTGTTTTCAATAGGGCAAAAGAAGCCATAACGAAGCCGATCGAGACGGCAAAGAACAAAGTCAAGGCGGCGATCGATGCCATGAAGGGCTTTTTCAATTTTCATTGGTCTCTGCCTTCACTCAAACTGCCGCACTTCAGCTGGAGCGGCAAGTTCAGTCTGAATCCACCCAGTGTGCCGCACTTCAGCGTCAGCTGGTATGCAAAGGCCATGGATACTCCCTATATGCTCGACAGCGCGTCCATCTTCGGAGCGGCGGGCAATCGCTTGCTTGCTGGTGGAGAGTCCGGCCGGGAAATGATTTACGGTCACGCTCAGCTGATGCGAGACATCAGAGCGGCATCCGCCGGCGGAAACGTCATCATTAACATGACAGTGAACGGCGCACCCGGTCAGGACGTGGGCGAGCTAGCAGATTTAGTAACTGATAAAATCCTCACAGAATCACAGAGAAGGGCGGCGATGATGGCATGAGCTTAGCAGAAGGCGCATATAAAATCATCAGTGCCGCCGGAACCGGCTTCGTCTGGGACGTGGCAGGAATGTCTGAGAACAAGGGCGCAAACCTGCAGATGTGGACAGACCGGAACAAGGTCAGCCAGATGTTTGCGGCGACGCTGAACGATGACGGGACTTACAACCTCATCAATCCGCTGTCGGGACGTGCGGTCAGCATCAAAGACAATAAGATGGCGGCGGGCACAAACGTCCTGATGTGGGAAGCAAAGGGCGCACACTCTCAGGCTTTCAACATCATTGAAGATGGCAAGACCGTCACGATCGGCGGCACCAGCTACCCGACATACTCGGTACTGGCAAGCTCAAACAATGGCTTTGCTGTTGCGTCCGCAAAGACGCCCGCCAACTCTGTTAACGTCCAGCTTGCGGCGGCAGACGGTAGCGACACTCAGAGATGGGCTTTTGCCCCGGCGGATATCTTCTCTGATTCCATCGGCACCTACCGTATCATCTCAGCTATCGACGAAACGCAAGTCGCCTCGGTGGCAGGTACGAGCAAGGGAGCGAATGTTAAGCTTGACACCTACCACGGCGACAAGGAGCAGGGCTGGAAAGTAATGACCAACACTGACGGCACGGTGGCGCTGATGAACACTTACAGCAAAATGGTCATCAATGTGGCAAAATCAATAGCCATGTCCGGCGCCAATGCAGAGCAGTGGAGCTGGAAACACAACGAATTTCAGTCCTTTGTCACCAGTCCATCCGGCGATATGCTTGTTGATGGTCAGAATGTCCCGACCTACATCATCCGCCTAAAGGCAGGTACAAATCTTGCCTTGTGTGTCAATAACGAGACGAACAAGGCAAGCACGGACATCCACTTCTGGACAGAGAACGACAATGCAAGTCAGAAGTGGGCATTTGTCCCTGTCTGCGTGGAAGAGGCAGGAATCGACACGCCTGCCGGGCTTGCCTGTGACCTGACTGACGGTGCAAACGGACTGACGGAAATCCCGGTCACTTTCTCCTGCGATGCCACGACATACCAGGTCAGAGGCAGGTTCAGGAGCAGAAAGGCCGGGTCTAATGCTTTCGGGGCATGGTCGAGCTGGAAATCCATTGACGGCGTCGCCGGAAATGACGGCTGGGGTGATGCGTGGAGCGCGAACCTGACATTTGACGATACCGCAGACGACGACAAGAGCTTTGCTTTTACCATCCCGGAGGATTACATTGTTGACGGCACAAAGATTGCTGCCACAGACGCCCAGATAGAGCTGCGGGTGTTTGAACCGGAATTTACGTCCTACTGGACAGAGAACGACGGAAGCACCTATCCTCTGACATACACAGCACACGGGCCGTCAATCGGTCTGGATGTGGAGATGCGGTGGAAGCCCACAGCGACCGTCACCAAGGCGGAACTGTGCGGCGAAGGCCTGCGAGTATACTACACTTCAGACCTGAAAGACGGCGGATGCACCATCGACGTGACAGCAGACGGCATCAGCGGCAAAGCAACGGGCAAGTACGGCGGTTCCGGATACGTCCTCATTCCTGCCGCCAAATGGGCGGACATTCCATCCGGTACTATGACCTGCACGGCGGTGGTCACTAAAGACATCGTAAGCGATGAGGCAAGCGCAGACCTGACGGTGGTAGACGCAGACAAGCGCCTGCACAATGATGCCACTGTCACAGCGACAGGTTATGGCACTTACTTTATAAAGGTTGCCATCGGCGGCGGATATGGCAAGAAAGATACCTATGAGATGTATGAGCACATCTGCGGCTCACATGCCAAGTTGACAGAGCGAGAAAAGACCTCTACCAGCATCACGTACGAATGCGTGCCGCCTCTGAACTCGGACGGATACATCCTTTTCTGGGAACAGCGGGTGACCGGCACATGGCTTGCCAAGAGGGTGGATATTCCTGTTGACGATTCCCACGCTTTTGTGTGGGTGTGGTCGGACGGCACGGCAGAAGGCACAGGCGGTGCGGTGCTCGACCTCAACCGGTCGAATCCGCCGAAGCAGTCAGACAGCGTTTCCCGGTCGGTGGAGGACTACGAAACGACCGGCAGAGATTACCACGCCTACCGCCTCGGCAAATCCAAAGAGCGGACGCTGGACGCAAGCGGGGTCATCATCCCCGACCTGCCGCACCACGGCACACTGGATGCTTTCGAAAAGCTGCTTGATGTCGGTCATGCAGTCTATCGGAATCCTCGTGGAGAGGTGTTGAACGTCTGCGTCTCCGCAATCAGCAAGCCTTTGGAATACAAGCAGTACACAGAGATAACAGTCACGCAGAAGCAGGAAAGTAGGTGAAGCTATGAGCGAGTTCAGCCCTTACGATGATCCTGCTTATGAACCTGTGCTCCACATCTACATGGTAGACCCGAACAACTACAGCAAAAACGGCAAAGAGCTGACGGGCGTCACGAAGTGCACGATGACGGACGGATACTACAGCGACACTAAGGTGTCCGCCGCCGTCACCACGATTGCGGACAACTACCAGATGGGACGGTGGCTTAGAATCTACGTAGACAAGATTGCCATGGGCACGTTCGGAGTGACCGCAATCAAGACCACCAGAGCGCCGGAGGGCGGATCTCAGCGAGAATACACGCTCCAGTCCATCCTCTGGATGCTGAACGACGACATCGCTTACGGCGGGTATACGGTCAAAAAAGGCGTGAAGATACAGAGCGTCATCCAGAACCTCTGCAACCAGCGCAAGAAGCAGGTCAGCTTTGTACCCGGGTGGCACTCGACAAGTATGGGCTCTGTCCGGGTGTACGAAAAGACAGAATCCTATCGCTCCATCCTCGCAGACCTTGCGTCTGCCGGAAAGAATCAGCTGGGGGTCAGCCCCATGGGCAAGATCACCATCAGCGCCTATGTCGAGCCCGGCAGAAAAAAGGTGGTCAAGACGCTGGACGAAAATGCCCCCCGGTCTATCATCCTCGAACCTGGGTGGGACGAAGATTTTCCGATCGGCTCCGGATACAACCGCACGGTGGTCTTGATCGACGGCGGCGACTCCGGGTTCGTGACTGCCCGGAAGGATGTGCCCTCCAGTTCCAGTCTGTCATACAATCGGCTCGGCTGGATCCGCACGAACGTCCACACGCTGAGCGCCGGGCAGGACGAGAGTAAAGCCAAGATGCAACAGCGGGCGAATAATAGTCTCAACGGGTACTACAACTCAGACCGGGTGGTAGGCGTCACCAGAGAGACGACCACAATGTGGTACCCTTTCAGGTCCGGCGACGTGGTCAGCTGGCATCGTGGATCAACAGCTGTCGGGCACTACCTCCTGCAGACCATCGAACATGATTTCTTTGCGTGGACGTGCGGACTGACTCTAAAGAAGGTGTAAGAATATGGACAGTATAGAAAAAGCAGTAGCCCTCTTTAATAAGCCTGCGTCACGGCAGGGAGCGGCGCACTCGCTGAATGTCACGCTGACCACTGGCGTGGCTTCTGAGGATTCAGCAGACGGGCAGGTGCTTGTCGACCTCGGCACGGACGTGCAGTCAGACGATGGGGAACAGGACATCCTGATTCCCACGACGTGCAAGGTGCTTGCCGGCGACGTCGTGCAGGTTCAGCTGGCCGGGGCTGACGGAACCGGGAAGTCTCCGATGGTAGTCGGCGTCATCGGCGGCGGCGACCGGATTGCGGCCGAGACAAAAGCACAGATTGAAGCTGAAAAAAATGCGATTTCCGCAAATGCAGACGCAATCAAGGCGGCTACCATGTACACAGACCTGACCGCAAGCCTTAAAGGGAACACGGGCGAAAATGCCGTCGCAGGGGTCGGGTCATACTTTTCTATTGTCAAGCATGGAAGCCTTGTGATCTGCAGCTTTGATGTAAATGTCAAAAAAAGCAGCTCTAAAGGTCTTGGCCTTTTCTGGGGATTGCCGAAAGCTAAGCACCATGCAGACGGTGTTCTTGCTTATCAGAATTACAGCTCTGTATTACCAATCTTTATCAAAGCCGGAAGTGGTATCGTCACGATCAATAGCACCATCCCCTATAATGGCTACGTCAACGGCCAGCTGGTCTATGTGGAGGATGATTCATGATGGCGCCGGGAGAGATCATCGCACTTATCGCACTCGGTGTGACAGTCCTCTTTTCCGTGCTGAACACAAATCGGTCGTCTGCCGAGGACGTCCGTAAGCAGATAGAGGATGCGAAAAAAGAGGCCGCCGAAAAAGCGACCATCCAGTCCAGCCTTGCAAGTATCAAGTCGGACACAGAGGGCACACGGTCAGAGCTGCGGTCGATGCGTGGAGACATAGGAGAGATTGGCAAGCGCCTGCTTGTCGTGGAGCAATCGACAAAGTCTGCACATCACCGGATAGACAGGATTGACGAGGCGCTTGACCTCAGAAAGGAAAATAGTTCAAATGATAAACTGGAAGGTAAGAATCAGGAATAAGAATTTCTGGCTCGCCCTGATTCCGGCGGTCTGCCTGCTTGTGCAGGTGGTCGCCGCAGCTTTCGGGGCAAGCATCGATTTAGGCGACCTTGGCGACAGGCTTCTGGCGGTGGTAAATGCGATTTTCGCCGTCCTGTCCATCCTTGGCATTGTCACAGACCCTACCACTGCAGGCATTGGCGACAGCGAGCAGGCGATGGGATACGATGAGCCGAAAAAGTAAGCAATTAAATTGACATATACACAGGCGAAAGCCGGAAAGGACAAAATCATGAGTATTTTATCTGAGTTATCAAGACTGACTGGGAAAGAGGGTGATTCCATCGTCGACGTTCTCGGCGATGTAACTGACCTTGGTATGAGCGAGGCAGATGTTGATGCAAAACTTGCTTCCCATTATGTGACGGCAGGAGCAACAGACAAAACAAAGGTCGGACAATATGCAACGGCAGAAGGCTATCCTGTTTCAAAAGAGGTTGGATATGGGGCGCACGCAGAAGGAGCAACTACGCAGGTTCTTGGAGCGTTTTCGCACGGCGAGGGATTTGGAGCGGTAGACACTGCATCAGCACAGGGTGCCCACGCTGAAGGAAGCGGTTATGCATCAGCACAGAGTGCCCACGCTGAAGGAAACCATACCATGGCAAAGGGGGAGAACTCCCATGCTGAAGGTGATAGCACCACGGCAAGTGGGGCGAACTCCCATGCTGAAGGTGATAGCACCACGGCAAGTGGGGCGAACTCCCATGCAAGCGGCTATGACACAATAGCAACGGCTGATTCTCAGTTTGTCTGTGGAAAATACAACAAACGTGACGATAATGCGATTTTTATAGTTGGAATAGGCAATGTTGACGGGTCAACCGTTGAAAGGGAAAACATTTTTTCTGTTGGAATGTATAATGGCGTAAAAAAATTAAATTTTGGCGACGTTTCGATTACAGAAGCCCAGCTTAAAAAGCTCC